GTACTGATAATCGCGTTTAGGCGCGTCTATGTATTAGAGCGCAGACTGCGCAGATACGAGGGCTACTATGACGCACGATAACAAACTCAATCCAGTAATGCTGGACGCATTTCGCAAGGCTATGGCAAACCGCCACGCTAACGAGGAAATCTCGCACACAGTCCGAGAGATTATAGGTAGTCATGTCCGATAATCTACTACTAGACCTCACCCCGCGTGAGGTTGAGGTAATCCGCATGGCACTACGCCAAGCACAGGACACACACAAGCGCAACGATTTCAAGGCTCTAGTGATAGAGACTGAGGAATTGCGCTCTAAGATTGCTAATGCTATTATAGATAACCACACCAACGGAAAGCCCGTTAGTGTATAGAGATAGGTAAGCCTATGTCTGATGAACAAGACATTGAGTGCAGCTTTTGTCATACTGTGCTTGATGCTGACGACCAGCGCACAATGCCTGACGGCGACATAGTGTGTGCCGATTGCACACTCTATTGCGAGTCATGCTCTACGCTAATGCCCAATGATGACGCACTAACTAATGACGATAGTATCTATTGCTCAGATTGTGCTACTCGTTGCGATAACTGCTCAGATGTTACACACACAGACGACACACACAGAGTCGGTCGTGACATTTGGTGCACCCCATGTTATGAGAATAACACTTTCTACTGCGAAAGTTGCAGCGAGTCCTATCCTGATTACTGGTCTAACTACTATGTAGAGGAAAGCACTTACTGCGAGTCATGCTACGAGTCAGAGTGTTACTACTGTGACGACTGCGACGAGTACCGCATGAACGGCAACGACTGCGAGTGTGACGGCATAAGCGGAAGCGCACGCCAACCTTGCGGGTGTCGTGGATTTATCCACAATTACTCATGCAAGCCTAACTTAGAGTTCAAGGGTCACTCTCGCAAGGGTGTGTACATGGGCTTCGAGTTAGAGATGGAAATTAGAGGTAGTAGTGACGACTTACAGGAAGCTGCAAGGTTTGCCAGTAATGCACTATTGCCTATCGCTATCCTTAAATCTGACGCTAGTATAGGTCGAGACGGATACTCAGGGTTCGAGTTAGTCACTCAACCTCACACGCACACAGAGTACAGAGATAACTCTGCATTACTATGGAATACCATAGATACACTACGCACTAGCCACAAGGCTAGGTCGTGGGATACCAACACTTGCGGATTGCACATACATGTCAGTCGTGCAGGGTTCAGTAGTGGCGCACACATGCACCGCTTTATCGCTTTCATCTATCACAATAGTGAGATGATGATGAAGTTTGCGGGTCGTAAGACCGACTTCGCACGCTTCAATGATGTGTATAAGTTTGATGAGTATGACAAGCCAGTCATGTCCTTCAAGCACAAGGTAGGAAATCCACAACGCAACTCTACGGAGAGATACTCCGCAGTCAATACACAGAATAGGGATACGCTGGAGCTGCGCTTCTTTAGGGGTACTATGAACCCTAGCGGGGTGTTATCCGCGCTTGACCTAACACAAGCAGTAGTCGAATACACGAGAGAGTTACGCCTTGATGATGTTAAACTAGGCGCACTCACATGGGATTGGTTCGCTGATTATGTCAGAGATAACAATGGACTATACCCTGACCTATACTCACGCTTGCCTAAGATTGCAAGTGTAAGTATTACCAACCGACAACTACAAGAAGCATAGAGAGGATACTATGTGCATACTCGTAGTGTGTGAGCCTAACTCCACACCAAGTAAATCAGATTTGCACGCTGGTGCATGCGCTAACCCGCATGGCTTCGGCTTCGCTATTCATGCTGGCGATAGGATTATTTCCGAGCGCAGTATGTCTGCTAAGAAATCTATCAAGCGTTTCATGGAGCTGCGAGCGCAGTATCCTGACGGCTATGCCATGTGGCACGCACGATACGCCACACATGGTGTCAAGAACGAGCAGAATTGTCACCCCTTCCAAGTCGGTGATGATGAAGGTACATACCTAGCACACAATGGTGTGTTAGATGTTGCTATCCCGCATGGTGATAGACGCTCAGACACACGCGTATTTGCAGAGGACACCCTACCTAAACTAGGTGGTGTAGCTGCACTAGATGATGATACTATCTGGCTCATGATTTCTAAGTGGGCTAGTGGTAGCAAGATTGCAGTACTCACGACCAGTCCGACTGCCAAGTACCCTATGTACCTAGTCAATGAGAACCTAGGCACATGGGATAACGAAGGTATTTGGTGGTCTAATCAGAGTCACAAGCGTACAACCTACGCCAAACCAGCACCGCTGGTTACTACCACACACCAAGAAGATGTCTACAATAAACTACTAGATGAGTATGAGGCTTCGCTTTCGATTTACGACGAGGCACTCAACGAGTTATGTCCGTACTGCATGGAGATAGTAGACCTCAATGAGAACCCGTACTACTGCCCAACATGTACGCTATGTTTCGACTGCTCAGATGTAGTGCATAGTTGTATGTGCTACACTCCAAGCACAAGCAAATGGACAAGCCGTAAAGACTACGACTTGTTCCCATACTAGAATTCTGTATGCAAAGTGTATACAGAGTAACACCAACACGAGAGGTAACAAATGTCCACAACCACAAATCTCTTCAACTTAGTTGAGGAAATCCGTATCATCGCTGATGAATTAGAGGCGAACATTGAGTCCGCAACTTCATCAGGTCACACGCCTAAGGGCACTATCGTCAAGGCTAAAGAAGTGCAGAACCGCTTTAAGCCTAAGTCATTATGGGTCTCGCTAGGCGACGGCACATACAAGCATCTTACTGGCAAGAAGGGTCTTGTCACTAAGCACGAACGCCTAGACGGGTTCGTAGATGTGGTGTTCGAAGCGTAACAACTTCGCCACCTGTCCTGAGTACGACACTAAACTGCTCACCTTAAACTTTACAGAGAGGATACACTATGAGTACACTATGGAAAGCTGAATTAACTGATGAGTTAATCGCTCATCTAACTGACGACGACAAGGTACGCATACGCAGAGACCTAGACATGGCGGTCGAGGCTATCTGTGGTGAGTATGAAGTAGGAAAGGAATACAAACATGAGTTATGAACCACCACTCAATGACCCTGACTTCGAGGACGATGAAGTTATTGAGGAAGAGTTTGACGAGATGCTAGAGGAAGCACTAGAGAGATAGGGGATACAATGCAAGGTCTATGTACAGGTCATGAGAACCCTGACCTATGGTTCAGCGAGTCAATTGATAGTGATGGTGCGAGTGGCTATGTCAATGAGAATAGCCCAGAGTACAGACAGCGCATCGCTAATGTACAGACTGCGCTTAGTATCTGTAATGCCTGCCCTAGTAAGGCTGAATGCTTTGATGAGGGCATGAAAAGAGAGAACTTAGATAATGGAATTTGGGGTGGCACTTTACCAGGTGAGCGTCTCATACTTGCAGATGTTTCATTAACATGGAATAATCGCAGGCAAATGATTAACTTCGCACACAGAGTAAGGGCAACCATTCAATGAAATCAATAACATTCTTGCTGCTTGTTATAGCAGCTTTGCTAGTAACCGACAACTCAAAGACAGCCACGGACACAACAGACAAAGGCGTGCGCGTTACTTGGAGTGTTGCAGATAGCAAGGCATACGCTAGAGATAAACTCAGCGAGTGGCAAGATAATCAGTGGTCTTGTCTCAACAGATTGTGGGGTAAGGAATCCGCATGGAATCCTGACGCCTTTAATCCTATCCGTGTAATGGGGAAGCACGCGGGTGGGATTCCACAACTGTTGGGACTTGACCCTGATACACCAGCACCACGACAGATAGAGCGTGGGTTGGACTACATTTACTACAGGTACGGCACACCATGCGATGCATGGTCACATTGGAAAAGGAATGGTAACTACTAATGAGTGAACACATAGATAGTATTAGTCATGACTATTCAGAGTCCATGGACATTCGTGGTGAGCCAACCACAGTATGTCCTTGTGGCTCGCAGTTGTGGTTAGTCAAGGTTATGTTTGATGATGATGGTGAGATTGGAATGTATTTTACAGAAACAATGGAGTGCGTTGTATGTGGTACACTAGCAACAGCTCCCAGCCCAAGCGAGGAGGTAACAGATGGCTGAGTTCTTGCATCAAGTAGTAAAAAAACGTGAGCGTGAAATGGAAATGCGTGGGTTGTTAGACTTTGATTCACCACTATTCCAGCGTGCACGAGGTGTTCGTGTATCTGCACAGCACATGTTTGGTGTGCCAACAAGACCAATGCCACCTGTTAATGAGATAGCATACAGGTCTCAAACTAACAATGGAGTTACAGAACACTCTGTAATCTTCCCTAATGTTGGTAGTTGGATTCAGTCGGCAGTAATAATTATGACACCAGCCAGTATGATTTTACGCTCACCTCAACTACTTACGATTAATGCATGGGAGATGTTAGCGGGCCACCCATGTAGGCCTAACTATACTTGGGCTAACAATACCTACACATGCAGAAGTTGCAGTGGTACATACACAACAGACGGGAGCGAATGGCAACGTGGCTAGTTATGAATACAAATGTGGAATTGACTCAAGCACTGTTACAATCAATAGAGGTATGACTGAAGAAGAAATCATACCTTACTGTGATAGTTGTAATGAGCCAATGGTTAGGGTGTACAGTGCACCACCTGTCAAGTTCAATGGCAGCGGATTCTATAGTACGGGAGGATAGCAAATGGTATGTGAAGTATGCGAGAACGGTGGTTGCACAGCCTGTGATGTACAGTCTGAGGAACTACAGTTTGCTAGCATGAAAGAGATTGAAGAGTTCTATAATGTGAATGGGGAAGCATTGCATGTTGACCCAGCAGAGTTAGACTTAGAAGGTATGGTGCAAGAAATGATAGACTCAGAGGTTGATTTCGATAAAGAGTTTGACCCTGATGCCGAGTAGAGGGCGTAGTATTGACACGCTACGCGCTCTCTTACTCGTATCAGTAACGTTCTTTATTGTTCTGACTCTTGCGGTGTACCTAATTCTTGGTATGACATCTCTTCTGATGGCTCTGTTTCCGTGGTCTCCGTAATGTCAGCATCGTAGTACGGCTTAAAGCCACCCAACTTATTGACCAGTCGCTTGATGGCTCTGTTACCTCTCATGCGAGCTGCGTCATCACTACCTAGTGATAAGTAATTGCTTATCTCTTTGTAGTCCATAGACTCTGCATATCGGAAGAAGAGTATTTTTCTATCCTCTTTACTTAACTTCCAGTATGCGGAGTCTATCTCCATCATCATGACAGATAAGTTTCCACCTTCTGATGGGGCGCTTGGTCGCCCTGGTCTACCCAAGTTTAACTTATGAGTAACACCATATTCATTACGCAACACAGCAGGGAGCAGTGCTTCTACAACATCTGACTCATAGTAATATAAATCTGACACGTCGTATCCGACACTCTTTGCCTTCCATTTCTGGCAATAATCCAACGCATGATTACGTAAGCTCCGATAGATTAGGTTCTTTGCATCCTTAGTACCTATCTTTTCCCATTCATCAACCTTATTAGGGTGCTTAGCAAACCACTCGTATAGACTCTGCTTGATATCCTCTAACTCCACCATGTCAAACTTGCGGTGGTACTCAGAGGCTACAGCAACAATCACATACTCCCAAGGTTCAATCTGTTGCCAGTTCATTTGCCATTGCTTTCTTGTATAGTCGGGTTGCGGACATTAAATCATCTACAGTAATCAAGAAACCTTTGCTTAGATTAGGTGGAATGTTACACGTAATCTCTCTACCAAACTCTTTGACTGCATATCTTAATGCATCAGTAGGTACAATCAATGTACTCTCTTCCAATACAAACGCCCAGTATGCAGCTTCGGTTACACCTAGACCTGATGGCGCCCAGTCCTCAATCTTCTTGAAGAAACATTCAGTCTCAATGTATAAGTTATTAGTCTTAGCCCACTTTCGGTCACGCTTTACTTCTACAGTACGACCGCCAGTTAGCAACTCATCTACTAGTTGTTCACCCTTACGCCCGTACCCAAAGTCTAAGTCGAATGATGACTTACTTGTCATTGGTTTAACTCCTTCATCAGTTGTTTCCCAATGTACTCTGTGTACGCTGGAGGTATAGCCTCTACTAGTTCGCCCCAAATCATCCAGTCAATGCCCATCGCTTCTCGTGCTTCTTCAATAGTCTTAGCAGTTGAGCCACCATAAACATACTTACCAGTTGCTTTGTCCAACCCTTGCGGGTTATCATTCATTGCACCGTACACACCAACAGGCTTACCCTGTTCCTTGTGTTTACACTTACTACCTTCAAGTTTGATATTGCTTTCAAACAATCTGTGCCTTCGCACCTTCAACCCAAAAGATGAACCGCATAACTGAATCGGATTGATAAGAGGTGCACCCTTAACATTCTCAATCACATACGGCTTACCTGATTCAATCAACAATTGTCGTACTGGTTCAAGCAAGTCTAACTTAGATGTTGTCCCACCCTGCGCTTCACGCAGATGCTTTGTTATGCTATGAGTCTGGCAAGGAGGTGATGCATGGATTGCATCATAGTCTTGCAGCTCAGCAAGTGTAACAGTATTGAAGTCTCTACGTAAATAAGTGAACGGATACCGCTTACCATGCTTCACATCAAGTCCAGTTACCTCAAAGCCTGCTAAGGCGTAGCCCTTAGAGGCTCCACCTGCACAGCAGAATAGGTCAAGCAACTTCATTAGTTATCCCATTGTCCTCGTAGTACTAGCAATCCAATGATTGCATAGTTAGCCATATCTTTGAATGAATCTTCCAATGATTCATGCTGAGGGTCAGCACCACTATCGACTAGATTACTGATGCGTGCCAATTTGTCATGCATCCGTACACGCAAGCCGTTGACAGGCCCACCAGGGGCTTGCGAAATATTCTTAGGACCATAGTCCTTATGCTTGCTAAGCAACAAGTCAGATAGTTCTTTGACTGTATTACTTAGGTATGTTTCGAGGTGAAGTTCCCGTTTAATATTGGAATCGTTAAGGTTATCTTTAACTGATTGCCGTCTTTGTGGTAGGATTGTATCTTCAATCCCAGTCCTGATACGTATTGGATAATCTGCCATATCTCTTCACTCTCCATCTTCGAGTAGCTGTTTAAGTTCGTCATCAATTCCTACCATGCTAGAGCCAACAATCATATCTTCAATCACATCAAGTATTACATCAGGCTGTGTCTCTGCTGTAAACAAAGTCATATACGTATCCTGAGTGATGCTTCGTATCTGTTCTGGCTGTTCGGCATATCTATACATACAACGCAGTAGCGAACCAATCATAAGGCGATAGCCATTAGGTAGCACCAATGCTGGGTCGAACTCATCATCCTCTTCGAGGAGATGGTCTGTTGCTTCAAACACATTATCAAATTGCTGTCCACATTCTGGACAAGGATTAATCTCATTCTTCATTCGTTAATCCCATCTTCTCTTTAATAAATGATGCGCCGTATTTGGTATATGCCGAATTAACATCTTCTCCGTCGCCGAATCCCACAATGGTAACTGGCAACTCTCGAGCAAGACTATTTGCGAACTCCCTGCCTGGGCCGTCACCGTCTGCAAAAACAAAGATGCGTTCGAAGTCAGCAAGCAATCGTGTGTAGTGTTTCTTCCAAGAATTTGCACCTGGTACTCCAACACAAGGTATGCCAACACAACGAGACATAGTAAGTGTATCGAGTTCACCTTCGCATACTCCAATCCAATCACCTGCACGTTCAATGTCTAGCACGTTATACATCTTTGTATCTGCACCGACCATGCCCATGTACTTCGGTTCAACCGCAGGGTTGAGTGAGCGAAAGCGTATGTCAACAACACCAGACTTAGTTATGTAAGGTATGCTAAGCCTGCCTGTGTATTGTTCATGTCCAGGTTCAGGCTCCTCGACTACGCCTAATCGTGCCAACCGTGCTACCTCCAGAGTTATACCCCTGCTTCGAAGGTAGCCTTCTGCCTGATAGATGCTTTCCTGATACCGCTTGGACGCTATGCCCAAGAGTTCCTTCTGCGAATTTTGCTGCGCCACGTATGTCACATCCTTCTTGTTGTGCTATGATTTGTAAACTGTTTCCTTGTACACCACATGCGAAGCATACGAATAGGTTGTCATCTAAGTTAGCTGTACCTGATTGGTGTGAGTCACCATGAAAGGGACACTTAAGGTTTGCTTGCCCATGGTCACGACGTATCACAGCACCATAGTGCTCTAACACAGCCTTGATACTAGGCAAATCATTCACCGAAAACATCTCCTAATCTTAGTACTAAATACGAATCAGCTATAGATTTTCCTCTAGCCTTGATAAGTAATGCTGGGAGGACCGCGGAACGGTCGAGCCCCCTTGCTTCCGCATAATGCGTTGCTTCAACCTGTGCTTCTTTTGTCCAACCACTAAGGTCAATGGCATTGCCTGCACCTGGTGCTTTGCATTCGATAACGCCAATGCTTCCAAGGAAGTCTTTGCGGACAACAACGTCGCCTTCATCTCGTGCACCTGTTCGAGCAAGTCGTTCACTATCGTATCCATTTGCTCGAAACCAGTCTCGGATGTCTGTTTCGTACGTCGCACCTCTAGCCTTGTGACTCTTGCGTGTCGTCATCTACTTCGTATTCCTTTGGTAGTTCAAACTTTTCGATTACTAAACGAAGTCTATCTTCGTACTCTTTAGTTAGTGCAGATACTGCATCTTGCCAACCTTCGACATATGCTTCTTGCTTCATAATCTTTAGTGTCTTTTCCATTAACATCTCTCTCCTTAAACATTCTCTGGTATATCATCAATGAACATGTACTCAGGGTTAAAGGCAACCCATGTCATGAGTCCTCCCCCTGCATCAGCTCTACCGTATCGATTCTTAACAGGTGCAACACCCATAGAAGTACCAACAACGCCGAGGGTACATATAAGAGCAGGAAGTTGAGCAACCTTACCCTGAATAGCGGACCTGGGTTGACACGGGCTACCTTGGACAGCCTCCGAAGTATGGTGTAACACAACCACAGCAGCGTTAGTCGCTCTCGCAAGATACTTCAACTCCTTCATGATGGCACGCATTGAAGCGAACTCCTCACCACCATCGGTGGCTACGTCCATCAAGTTATCTACTACAATTAAAGTTGGGGGACAACCCCATAGTTCTTCGAATGCTTGCACTTCTTCATCAATATCTTGAAGTGTTGGTGCTGATTCGAATGACCAAACAATGTGTGAACCTTTAGCAAGTGTTGCCTTAGTCCAACCATGGTCTGTATTCATCAATGATTCAACGTCAGTCTGAGACTTACCTGAAATCATTGAGGCTAAACGCATAGCCATTGTGTGTGCGTTGGTATCTGCCGAGATGTAAAGTGTTGGCACCTTCATCTTAAGTGCAAGTGCCAGTGCTAGTGTGGACTTTCCGACTCCAGGCGCTGCTGCGAACATCGAAACCTCAGAGCGCCTAATGATAATCTTGTTACTTTCGAATGCCTTAAAGCAACTAGGGAGCGGTTCTCCACCAATACTGGAACGACCAACTGAGCGGACAAGTGTACGCATCCTTTATCATTCCCTTCTTTGTAGAAAGAACGCAGCCACTTCTGTGGTGTACGTCTGTAGCTGCGTTCCTTCATTAACTTCTCTTTAGTTTACTGGCTTGCACTGGTCTGGAGTCCCCTGTGGGGTTGGGCATGCCCAGAAAGCGTAAGGCTTCCCACTCGCTTTGCTCACTCCCTGTCGGAAGATTCTCGCTCCGTGGATGCACGTCGGGCTCGCTGTCCCTGATGGTGTGACCGCGCTTGGTGGAGGTGTAAGTAACGGACCCTGCCCCTGGGTTGGAGCGGAGTATGTGGATTGCGTAGTGTTTGGAGTTGAAGGCGTGGTCCCCAAAGGGGCTGCATTGTACGCACCAACAACCAATCGTTGCACTGCTGCAACTTGTGTTGAGTAATCACCAATGCCTTCTAGCAACACGCTGAGTTCATCAGCAGTATTAGCACGGATATTAATCATATCCCCAGCAGGTGTCTTGTAACTAACTTGTAGTTTCCAGTCTTCCATTTGTTATCCTATCTTTGTTGAGAACTGACAGTGTGCTGTCAATCCACATTTATATTGGCAGTTGTTTGTGTTCGGTAAAAATATTCCAGCTTTGCGAGCCTTGTCAAATCCTGCAACAAGGTACTCAAGTTTATCCTCTGTGTACTGCTCGAGGCTAACAAGAGGTGACACACCGTGCTGACGTGCCATCCAATAAGTCCCCCACTTAACATCGATACCAAAGGTCTTTAACATACCGACCTTGTAGAATCCCAGTTGAAGTGTATTGGTTGGTGTTTGCTGAGAGGTTTTCAAGTCGACGATTACAAGTTCGCCATTGACTTCAAACACCCTGTCAAGAATCATCTTGACTGGCACGCCAGCAAATTCAGGTAGCATGGCTAACTCAATCGCTGGTGCGCCTTGTGGTGTCTTCCACAACTTCCAGTCAGGGTTAGCCTTACGCCAATCAATGTAAGCCTGCACCCATTGAGGGCCAGTTGCTTGCCAAAAGTTTACGTCTTCTTTCTGTGGGTTAGCCTTGGTTGCACGACCACCAACGCGAGCATTGGTTAGGTCCTTGCCCTCAGACTCAAGAGCCCAAGCCTTGTCCCATAATTCGTTATTCAGCATTCTCTAAGTCCCACAATTCTGTAGCTGTATGGAAGGCGCTTCCGCCTACTGACCAGACTGATGGTGCCTCAGGTACTTGCATGAGTCGACCAAGGTAGTACTGATAACCACAGTCGACATAGGTACTGAACGCTGAGTAACTCACGTGTTCAGGTAATTCGTAATCTCCAAGTTGAATCATT